GCCGAAATGAGTAGACCAGTGATCAATGTAGGCCTCCCACTGTGTAACTGATGTGCACACTCCTGCGAAAAACGTTTCATGAGCTATGAACCTTGGCTCATGATTAGGTACAGGTGCCTTGACATTATCAGCATCTATATAAATGGAATCATAAGTGAAATCATGCGACATGGCCACCATCAATGCCCTATTTTCATCAGTGGCTTCCGGTTGTCTCATGCTTGCTCTAAACTCGCCCTCATTCTTCACCATGTATTCCAACATCTTTTGTGCTGCTCCCTGTTCTGCTGCTTTCATAGTGGTAGATGATACAGTGGATGATCTAGTGACACCATTACCATTGACCACACATTTTACGGTGTGTACTGGATTGTGTGATGACCCACTAGAGTCCGCACTGTAAATTGGTACTTGAACCCCCCACTTTTGACACAGTGTTTGCAGTTCACCTTTATAATTGTTCATATTTCCGTTCAGGGCATGCATCAGTTTGTTCCATAAACGGGTTGTGATGCTCCAAATGCTACCTGACGCTTCTCCCAATTTGATAAGATAATATGTGACACCCAGTACTACCATAGGTACCAGCCCCACCCACGTTGCCTTAGCTACTGACGCCCTGGCATGGGTTAATGCTGAATTGAAAAGCATGTGAACTGCTATCCTAGCCATTAACGCACCCTTGGTCCTGCCCATATAATGGCATACCATATGCACTGCAAGTGCTGGCCATGGATTCAATGCAGCTCCGTTCATCTTCGAATGTAGGTTCACACCTAATTCATAGGCTGGTATGAGGAGCCCGAGTATTGGACTCTGCTGTTTCAGTAACTCTTCTACGATAGGCATTATTATATCTTCTTGGAAGGCATTACGGGTTAGTAGAAATGGTTGAGATGCAACACCATGAGGATTGATGGCCAGGCAGACGCCAGTGATCAAGTAATAAGGGTCACCAATCAGGTTACGAATGCTGGCCTTTGTCACTTCACTCACTCTCGGCAAGTCCTCTTCTGGGCAATCAACTTCAAGAATTCTATTAATGAACTCATGGTTTACCGTGCACGGTAGAGACACAACCTCGGTTGTCAAGAATGTCTCAACCTCATCACACATCGTTTTAGTCAATCCATAGAGATGCTCGTACATCAAGTAAGTTTCGGTGCAAACTTCATGATAGTCTAGGGCATGGATTTTCTCTTCCTCCTTAACCTCAATCTCCTTAAAGCCAGCCATGAGTTTTAGTGTTATTGCGATCACCGTTCTAACTATGGGCTGAAAATAAGTATCCCTATGCAAGCCCTTAGCAACAGTCAAAAGCCACCGCTTACCCATATGCTCATTGTACTCGATCATTGAGTGGAAGGTTTTAGCCAGTATTCGACCAGGTTTAGGTCCAAATATCAGCCCGTCTTTAGTGGGCCAAAATCGACCTGAACAGTATTCCGCATCGTATTGACTAATGAATGTGTGGATCTTGGCATTGAACCCAATGGATATCCAATGCTCGTCCACTATCGGTGTATACACATCATTATACTTCGCCAAGTAGATCGACAATACATCATCCCCGGTGTTAAAAGTGATGATTTCTTCGGGAGGTATATTGGCCCTCTCCCTCTGAACTTCTTTAGCTGTCCCCACAACCGTGGTATCGCCGGATGAAGTATTGCCGTCACCTGATTTGACAGTTGCTGCGATCTTATACTTAATTCCATGTTGAGTAACGCCCTTCGTATTGGCCAACCTTGCCAAAGGTTTAATAGCGTTGGCGGGTGCATGGTGAGTTTTATAGGGATGCAATATCAACCTGACGGCCTCTGGGCCACAGTGAGCATCAAACCTACTCTGATCTTCCTCTTTAAACATGACAGCCCCCAACCTTGACAATCT